TGCTGGTGGGGGTGCTGGTGGGGGTGCTGGTGGTGGCGCGCCAGAACGAGACTATACCGCGGACTTGGTAGCTGGGATGGAATCTAAAAAGAATACGCCTTATAAGGACGGCAAGGCGGATGATAACTTAATGTGGTCAGTTGGATATGGGCATTCACTTAAACCAGATTTTCAAAAGGGTGAATTGGTACTTAGTACTAGAACGATACAATTACCAAAAGAAGGATATAAAAATAAAGAGGACGCCAAGAAGTTTGGGCAATTAACTGATGCAGAAGCAAAAGAATTACTTGAGCGAGACCTCGGGAACCGTAAACCAGAAATTATCAGTCAGTTGGGTGGGAAAGAGAATTGGGCCAAACTAGATCAGGGCCAACAAGCCGCAATACAATCTTATTATTATAATACAGGCAAACTGCCTGGCGGGAAGGGGGAATTTAAAGCGGCTGTTGCATCGGGTGACAGAGAGAAAGTTGCAAGTATGCTTGAGAGTGGTATTAAGACATACCAGGGGAAAGAGAACAAGGGATTAGTTGAGCGCCGTGGTATTGAGGGGCAGCTAGCCAGGGAGGGGCTCGGAGGCTCTGCGGGGGCAATGACAAAAGTTGCAATGGGTGAACAGTTACGAGGACCAGGACCTGGTGGTGCGACAATGGTTGCCATGGTTCCGGGCGGCGGCGGTGCATCACAACCAAATGTAAATAATAGTCAAAATGTCAGTACTACTAATCTGAATTCAAGTGTTGGAATTCCGCTTAATACCCGTTCCCAAGAACCCGTCTTAGGGCGTATTAATGATGTAACTTTAGCATTTACAGGATAAAAAAGCCTGCTGGCTTTTCAACCAGCAGGCTTCTAGTGTTCTAGTTGATTGCTATTATGTTAGTTGTCGCCTTCAGCCAAATCCTCGAAAAATTTGAGGTTATTAGTATTCCCATCATTTTCTTCTAATGGATCTGCGGCTGCTTTTAGTGTTTTAGGCGCTGCGGCAACCGGTGGACCTTTTTTCGTAGAATACTTCGGCCCACTATCTTGCTCCTCGTCCGTGTCCGCGCCATCCTCTGTATGGTCAATGACTACTTCAGGACGTGCTAAGACTTTTTCAAGCCGGGCCTTCAAGACTGTGTATGGCTTAAATTGGTCAGGTGCAAGGAATGGTTGTAGCTTGTATTCGGTGCGCCAAATTTTTTCAAGAGCTGGTACGTCGCCATTAAGCAATGCACTCGGGCTTTCAAATGTTGACTTATCGTAATTTGGAAATCCTTCAACATCAGTAACCTTCAATTTGAAATTGGCTCCTGTGAGGAGGTCAAATGGATTCATCGGTTCTTCATCTTGGAATTGCGGAGACATGCGTTCATTTAACTTATCAAAAATCTTCTTACCATACTTGAATAAGAAAACCTTTCCCTCATTTTCTGTATTGCTAGGATCTTTCACCACATAGACGTTTGAGATATAGGTTAGCTTGCGCTTTTGTTTCCGCGCAATTTCCTGCCCCCTGTCGCCTTCTTCCCAAAGCCGTGAGTTTAATTCTGAAACAGGATCAGTCTCGCCAATGGTTGTGCGGGAGTTTTCAAAATACCATCCGCCTGGTCCCCTAAATCCATGGGTCCAAACGCGGATAAACGGAACATCCTCACCCTCAGGCGCGGGTAGGAAGCGGATTGTCGCCAAGCCGTTACCAATTTTATCTCGGTTGATTTTCCAGAACCGTTCATCGTCCTGGCGCTTGTTCTTGGCCATGCTAGCCATTTCTTTGGCTAACTTGTCAAGTTTGGAAGCAGATTGTTTAAGGAGTGAGGAAAATGCTGATGTAGTAGACATGAGGGCCTCCGTCTGTTAGTGTATATTGAGTATATGGTCCGCAAAGCGGTCCCATTATTATTTAGTATAGCGAATTACTTGGAGGTTGTCAAGAGGTAGGCTTTAAATACCGCGAAGGCATTAGCAAAAGTAGCAGTTGGTTGTACTTCTACAAGGAATGGAGTTTGCCAGTCTCCTGAATCTATATCTACAATATCCGGTACGAGGATATGCGGGAATTGAATGCCGGCGGCTAACACTTTATTTGGTACGCCACCGACTGGGCCTATCGTTCCATCTGGCTGTAATGTGCCAGTCATAATTATTTGTTCTGGCACGGTGCCATAGGTACTCAAAAGGATCGCACTAATGGCAACCATTGCTTGGCATGAAACACCGTGTACTGTCAAACCAGGATATGGCACAGTTAATTTAAAGGTCCAAGAGTCTGTGTTTTCTCCAGTAAGTTTTGCCGCTATACGGATACCATACTCGATGGCAGTTTGTGTTTGGCGTGAAAACTGGCCTGGTGTATTGTTAAACGTCACGATTAATCCGCTTGTATCTTGGCGGCGTTCAAATTCGAGGACAAGGAATGCGATAATGCCCTGTTCCTTTAAATTATCATCTTGCTGTATGGCCATGATCGGAACAATGCTTTCAGCAGCATAAGCTGGAGGAATTAAAAAGATGGTGCTGAGAAGCACGGCAAGGATACTAGGGGATAACAGTTTCCGCATGGCTTTAACCTTCCACGAGAAGGCGTTTTTCTTTTTTCAGTGAAGTGCAAGGGCATGTTGGATTCCAGGGCGCGCATCCTTTCCCACATGCTGGGCATATCCAACCAATACTGCCATTAATACGAGGTTCAGTCTGGCAATCTTCTAATGCCCGGTCAGTATCAGGGCAAAAACAAGTAGATGTCAAATAAAACATAATATGCGTATTACTATTCGGCAGTGATGGGGTGGGGGTTTTAGGATGATTTCTAAAGCTGTCTATGGTTTGGTTGATTTTGGTAAACATATTGTACCTTCGTGGGTTACTCTGTGGCTACTCCGAGCAATTCTTCTTCTTTAATAAGGATATGTTTTACACGATCTAGGTTAATGGACTTATAGCCGGCTATGGGATAAAACACAATTTGCCCAACTTTAACTTCTTTCGCTTCTGCTCCAATTGCAATGGCCGTCCCCTTAGCTTGTGGCGGCTGGGATAACAGGACGATTCCACTTTTTGTTGTAGTATCATCTTTTACTGGTTTAACAAGGATATAACTATGTAGGGGTTGTAAGGTTTCCATATTCCTCCTCGGATTAAGATTATTAAATGAAAACCCAACGGCCATTGGATTGGACTAGGTGTTGTTGGGTTTCAATTTCGCCAATGTGCTGGTCTGTACTTATCGCTATCTTTTCAAGGATAGCCCTAGTAGCCCAATCATTTGTGTCAATGCAGTTATTGATCGCAAGGATTGCCTGGTCTTTGATGTGGTGTTCGGTATTGAGGTCAGCATCCAATTGGTCCTCAATATTATTGGTGGCAAAATAGGATGTGGGCAACTGGTTGATGTTGGGGAACGCGCCGAGGAATAAGATGCGGTCCATAATGATTCCAGCATTAATTAGTTTTTCGTTGCACCGGGCCATGTCAGCCTGGGCCAATTTATGGTATCCCCATGTTTTACAGATAGCCGCGTGGAGCCGGTATTGGTGCGCGGCCATAAGGTGGAATTTGAGGAGTCCTTCTAGCACATTGGTAACGTGGAGGACTTGGATCATTGTGTTAGCCACGTTTTTTCAAGAGATGGAGGGTTTTCGCTTCTGACGTAAGCCGTTGTTTGAGGTTGCGTGTCAGGAGGCTGCGGACAAGTTCAAAGTCCATTTTACGTTCTTCACAAATTAATTGTGTCGCCTCAAGGAGTCCGATGGCAGCAGTTTTAGCTTTTTCTTCCACGAGGCCAGAAAACTTAGTAGGAGTCATTGCCTGGATGCCGTGGACTTCTAAGAAAGAATCAATTTCTTTTAAGGAAATGCCATCGTAAATATCAATGTCCATTAGTCGGATTCCTTATCTTCAGTAATAGGACCAGGGATAGTTTTCTTGAGGAAGCTTTCTGCACGGTTTACCAAATTACGCATATCCTTACCTCTTATATAAGCGTCAAAAACAAAGTCAAAGTCTCCTAGCCGATAAAGAGATTGGGCTTTTTTGATTTTAGCTATAACCATAGCTAATAAGGAACAAGCCCGGATAAGCTGTTTATGCTCTTTCGTATATGATGCGGAAGGATGGATGGACGCGCCATAATCACTTGTGCTGCTTTTTGGATTAATCCTAAATGTATACCGATTGTCATTTGTTCCTTGCCCATCAACTGTACTGGCGAATCCGCGTTCTATCTTTCCCATTAGCTACTTTTTCTTCCAACATCCTTGCGGGTAATGTCCTCAGATAACATTTCTGGATAATACACTTCAAAAGCAACCGTATTAACAGGGCAGAAGAAATAGTGGTATTCGCCAGGTTTCACTGTTGTAAAATCACCTGCCTTGAGGACCGTTTCATCTTTAAGGTCATAATCTTTTTTGAATATTCCAACAACCATTTCGCCACTTTCCACATAAAAACCATTCCATTTATGGTTGTGGCAATGGGTTGAACACCGGTAACCTGCTTTAGCCTCGATACGGTGAAGTTCAAAAACTGGTAACTTAAAAATAGGCTGTGTTTTTCCCCATATTTTTCCAAAAACTTCACCCATAATTCCTCCTCAAAAAACTACTTCGGTTGATCCATTCCAAAAGTTTGGTAAGTATTTATTCATGGTAAAAAACATGGGAATCTATTGTGCTTGTTTTCGTCATCCTTATTGCCCACGCGGGTTTTACATACCGGGCGTGATAGTAAGTTGCATGGTCTGTAAAATCGTTTACCTGGCCAGACAATAGAGTGGTGGTTATCGCTAGGGATTTGTGCCAAGCTTCTTGGTTTGCTGGCGTATCTGGTTTCCCATCACAATACCACGTGAATTGGCAGGTCCGTGCATTTTTACTAGCCGGGTACGCTATTTTTGTACCAGTGTACCGTCCCTGTGTCACCACTGCACAAATAGAAGATGGAAATTTTTGACTCTCAGTACGGTTTAAGACAACAAGGCCTACAGCGAGCATACCAGCTACTGATTCGTTCCGTGCTTCAAAGTAAATAGTTTTAGCCAAGCAATGTTGAGCTTCCACCGTATAAGTCCGGCGTTGTATCGCTTCCACATCATCTGTGTGGACTGATGTACCAGATATAATACCACCAAATATAATACCACAATAAAATACGGCTATAGTAATGAATCGTCGCATGATGCTTACTCCATTATAGCAAGTTAGGAGTTGGCTGTCAAGCCACAATTTGTGGCGGATTGGCTTTCCAGATGTCTAAAAAGTGAAGGAGGTAGTTTTTAGCAGGCCGCACTTCAACAATAGCCGGCGGGCCCGCTTCTAGTGCAACGACAATGACCAAGTTTTTAATTTTATATTGGCCTTTAGTTACTGCATGAAAAAGGTGGGCATATGCCGCAGCTTGTAAAAGGTGTTTCTCAAGGGCATCGGGATAGAGGGTATTAGTGGTAGTTTTAATATCAATAATTGATAAGTCCCCATTCCACCTTCCAATAATGTCGGCTCGTCCAGCTAGTCGGAAGAGGTGGGAATAGAGGAATGCCTCAAATCCATAAACAGTGCTAAGGTGCTTGTCAAATTCGATTTTGAGTTGGTTAAATAGGTCTTGGTGTAATGGCATGCCAACTGGAAATGGTTTCCCTTGTAAATAACATTCGGCAAATTTGTGGATAGTCGTACCACGCTTAGATCCACGTGTCATTTTGGCCGCAGCCTCTTCTGGTCCGACACGGACTTTCCATTTTTTGAGTTGTTCTGACTCAGGAAGAACATGTTTGAGGTATGTGGTAACTGATTGGTACCACATTCCTTCAGGAGTACGGTAAATGCGTCCTGATGTAATGTACGTTTCTTGAAATTCTGCCCACGGTAAGAGGTTAAGTGTGTGCATACAATAAGCTTACCATGTACGGACAGTAGAGTTGCGGTTTTTTTGTTTAATGCGTTTTAGGATGTCGTTAAACCCGTCTGGAGGTTTAATGCCATTAATACCAGAAACAATTTCAGAACAGAGGATAACCAATTCAACTTCGGGATGCTTAGTTTTAAAATTTTCTAGTTCTGATATAGGCATGGTAACTTCCGCCACGTCACCGGTATTTTTATTGCGGAATGAGTATGTTGGCATGAAGAAGGTGCCTTTCTTTAAGGGATTGCGCGATACAATCTCTGATAACTGTCTTTGTTAGTCATCAGTATTCTCGCTGGTATCTTCGCTAGTATCCATCACATTTGACACAATTTTTAAACACTGCCTACACCGCTGTTCTGTTTTAAGGAGGGTAAAACCAAAAACGCGGTGGAATTCTTCTGCTACATTGGTAATGAGGACCCGCCCTGATAGGTCTTGCACATGGTACAATGTGTACGGTTTGTACTTAATGTGGCGGCATGGTCCGTAATAGTCTCGTATGCGTTGCAACCAACCCATTATTTAGGCATCGAACGGTAATTAATCACGTTCCTTTCCTTCTGTTGTTGGTTTGAGCCACATGGCGGAGTTACTAAAACACGCATTTTGCACTAACTTAAATTGTGCCAAAATATCAAGTGTAGCGGGTGTGTCGTGCATAAAACATTTAGTCAATTCTTCACGGATACGGTCTTGGTTCACATTCTGCAATAATTTTAGTAGAATTGGATTCAAAAAGCAAGTGGACAGTCGGGGATCAAATACAAACCCAAGTGTTATTTTGAACCGAATAGCCCTCAGTATCCTAAGCGCATCTTCTGAAAATCGTGTATAAGGATCGCCGACACAACGGAGGATACCTTTCCGCATATCTTGAATCCCATCATGTGGATCAATGAGTTGCCCTGTGGATGTTGAAATAGCCATTGCGTTAATCGTAAAATCCCGCCGCGCTAGGTCATCATAAATGCTGCCGAGTTCAACTGACTCTGGATGCCGCCCGTCTTTATACATGCCATCGCGCCGGCAAAGGACATAATCGTTCACTTGCCTTCCGATCCGTACTTTGATAGTAAAGAATTCTGGTTTTTCTAAAATAATCTCGCCTAGTGTGGCAAGGTATTCCCGCATCATACCGTAAGAAGGTGCTTCAACTGCATAATCAGTATCTTTACGGCACCGCCCTATAAATTTGTCACGGACTGCTCCACCTACAAGATAAATTTCGATTGGCTGGTCATGCAAAGTATTGAAGAACATTAACGGGGTTTCCTGACGTTATCAGCTTGTTTAGCTAGGGGTTCAATGTCGTCAAAAATAACAGGAATCCGTTCTTTAAAAATAGCAAGGAGTGGAATGGTGACTTCCCGCATCTGCGGATGGGCTTCCCGTGTCGTGCGGAGCAAAAAGAAATGCCGCCAGGACCGAAGGTTATATGTTACAATAAGCCGGCTGGCTAAAGCATTAGGAAAAACACTCCGCGCAATTTGTGGGGCACAACCCGCAGAGAGCAATGCCTTATAGTTAGTTTCTGCCACCTTAATTGATTCGTTCCAGGCTAAGAACCGCGGATCACTGAACATTGTGTCTTGGTCTGCACCAAGTTCGCAGAGCCCCGGTGGGATGACAAAGAGGGGTGGCATCTTTTTTTCATAATTAACAAAGCGGGTAGATTCTTGGGTGTAGGCGCCGATCCTGTGGCGGACCCATTCATGGGTGATGCCGCGGTCGACCATAACGTCTGCGGTTACAGTGGCATGTTCAATTACACTAAGGTCACCACGTTCAATACAAACCAGGGGGACAAATTTCTTCCAAGACGTTTCAGTTTGGGCATCTTCGGCCCTGTGGCTAATCCGTGCAATCCATTCAACTTTACGGATAAGGCGGATGCCATCTTCTATAGAATCAAGTTCACCCGGCATTGGCCTAGCATAAGGCATGGTGTACAACGTATTACATTCTGTTGTATTCCTATTGGTGGGCACAGTATTCCCTAGCATTGTATTAGTATATCAGGATTGGTATACTCTGTCAAAGTTGGATCAGACCAAATAATGGGCCTAAGCTTCTGGCGCCAAAGTTATATTCGTTATTCGTCATTATTATTGGAGTCCTGGGCGCATCGGAATCCGTAGTTGTTGTTCCCACCCGAGGGAGTGTCCCCGTACCGATTCGCAGATCGTACGTTCCTCGCATCATTGTTCCACGCTCCGCCGCGCAGGACTTTACTTGAACCGATGTAATCCGAACCGGTCCACTCCCACACGTTGCCGGCCATGTGGTAGAGGCCATAGGGGCTCTTGCCAGCTTCGTAGCTCTCCGCAGTGGCCAGGGTCCCGTAGCCGTACCACTCCGTGTTAAACAGGGCATGCTGGCTGCTGGGTTCCTCGTTGCCCCAGGGATATGCGCGCCCATCCGTGCCCCGCGCAGCTTTCTCCCATTCCTGCTCCGTCGGGAGCCGTTTCCCATAGTGGCGGCAATAGGCGTCGGCATCATGCCAGGTAACATTGACGACAGGCCGGTCTCCACTCCCCACCAGCGCCACCTGCTGCGACCAGTCGTCTGGCTGCGCCGTTTTCTTGTCGTGCCTGTCATAATGATTCACTGATGTAAAGGTAGATTGCCAATCGGAACTTGCCACTGGTGCTGTTTCTGCAAATACCAAACTAGCGAGTGGAGGAGTCACGATACATGCGTTTGCCGCTGGTACCATTTCTGCAAATACAAAACTAGCAAGTGAAGTAGTCACGATACATGCGGCTGGGAACAACCTCATCCACCAAGGTTGCATCGTGTCTTGGAGAAAGGTGGCATACAGCCTCGTTGAGACTTCGTACTTGTCGATGTAGAAGGCGGGCAATGACCGCCGCACTCCATTTGATCCAAACAGAATGCCGTCACCGTACAGGAACTCCCCCGCCGGCACCAGCACCATCGGCGCACCGTCCTGGCCAGCGAGGTCTGGAGTAGCAGCTACGCAGGGAGCCGCGAGGATCAGCAAGAGGATCAGGACGATGGATCGCATAGAATGCCAGCCCAAAGTTATAGCGGTTTCCATACGGGGCATGTAGTTCCGCGTGTTGATTCTATCACGCGGTGCGTTACCACTGATGATGGAAATGAATCAGGTAATAGATTATGCGCCATCCATTCAGAAAACCATGTACAAATTTGGTATGGGGATTTCTGACTGTCAGGAAATGGTTCTGCCCAACCGCAATTACCGCAACATTGTCTGTTCATAATATTCTCCGGTGCCCTGTGGTGATTCTATCGTTTCAATAATAGGGGGATAAGCAGCTATGACGTCACGGGTTTCAACATTAATAGCCACGAGTGGCGCCGCGTATATACAACCACAACCTGCATCAGCAAAGATATGCTGGTTATAAAACCTCGGTAAGTATATTCCACGGTTCAACTGGTTGAGATGGCCGCAGACAGCTACCCGGCCAGGATGTACATAACACTGCCTGTCCTCTGGCCAATCGTCTAAATATGACCAAATATAATTATCGCGGGCCCAGGGAAGTTGGCTCCTACTAACAGTCGAAAGCGGTGCATGGCTAAAGAAAAATCCATCATATTTGTCGCAATATAACGGCAGGGACAGCAACCAAGTACAATCATCATACGTTGCTTGGAAGAATTGGCGGCCGAATTCTTCTTCCCAAGTACCATCATAATAAAATCCATAACTTTGTAGAGTTTTATACCCACCATTCTTTCTTAGGCACCACGTTTGGAATACCTGGCTTAATGGACCAGCGGCAACGGATTGGAGCATAAAATCGTCATGGTTGCCGAGCAAGCATGTGATATTCTCAGGATACTGGGTTTGTAAATTCCGCAACCAAGCTAAAACATCCTTGCTATGTGGCCCACGATCAATATAATCTCCCAGAAAAACTACATGGTCATTAGGGAAATTCGCTCCGAGTTTCTTCCATAACTGTTCAAGTAAATCGAGCCGGCCATGGATATCAGGAATAGCATAAAGGGACACGGAGACCTTACCTTCTATATCCCATGGCTGTGATGCACAAAATGGTAATTATTGCCATGGGCATAGACGGGAAGAAGATAAGCCCGAAGGATGAAAACACAAGTCCTATTGTTGCTAAATTGTGGATGATTGAACGGTGCCGCATTATTCGAGTCCTTTACACCTGAGTTTCTTAATTTCTTTGAACATATCACAACCTATTCCATGAATGCAGAATCCGCATGTTTCGCGGTGGAGTTTTATTGTACAATGGACCCAATCACGACATTGGCACCATGGCCTAGTATCTTCTTTTTGTAGATGCAACCATGTATAAAGCCATTTAAACATTGTTAGTGTGTGGATACTGCGTTCCTTGTATAATATCCAACGGATGTGGTTTCTTGGTTTTCTTGAGGGATTGGCCTTCTTCTCTTGCTAATTCTTTGTCGGCACGTTTCTCAAAGCATGTTAAGCATAAGTGCCGGCCATCGCGTTGAGAGGTAAAGTAATGCGTTAAGTTTTTCGTGTGGCATTCAGCACAAGTCTTTGCCTCAACTTTGGCATGATGGTACATCCATCCACGCCGCGATAAGCGGCCACCGCTATAGCCGACGGAGAAATACTGCTTATCAGCAAAGACAACAACCCAGGGTGGGATGCAGCCATCTGGTGTATAAAACGGTCCGCGATCTTTTGCAGCATCAGGTAGCTTATTTGTAAACGCACTCATATAACCTTCTGTTTCATCGTCTCCTGTAATTGATAAATCAGCCGCCTCAACGTTTCTGCGTGGCATCGTTTTGGAAAGCACCAACACGCCAGCCCATGTACGTCCAATAAAGGATCCAGCCAGTGGGGCTCTAGCTTCAACAACTCATTGGCATAGTCCTCAAAAACATTGCAGACATAATCACGCTCGGCTTCTTCCTGCATGATAAAAGGATTACCATATGGAGTACTCCTGTCAACTAAGACAAAACCGGATGGGCATTGCCCATTGCGTAAATTCCAGATAGTAATGTTTGGAATAGTCATTACAGTAAAAGTATAACAAAAGCCATGAGGTGTGTCAAGGGAAGCAAATAGTGAAATTTCCGGTTTTATAAAAGGGGCCGACTATACGCGGGATTCTGTCTTTGTAACGCAATTTCTCTAGGCGCGGCATTACTGCTGCGCTCAAGCGGCCTACCCGCCCACATTTACAGGCTTCGTGGACTGTTTGGCCTTGCACCACCACGAGATTGCTGGTTTCACGTCCCCAGGTTTCCCTGGTTCTTCCTCACTGTAGCTCTAATCCTCGCCTCACGGCGGATGGCTGTTAGCCACGTGGTTGCCTGTGGTGTCCCGACGTTCCTCATGTATTGCTACACGCTGCGTTCCGTCAGCCCCTATGTTTTATTTCTTTCCCCAACTGGTTATATTGTTGTATTTTGTTCTTTGCAAATTCCCTCTGCCGCAACAACTTCGCGGAATGAGAGGTACCTAGTACCCATTGTTAAAAAATCCTGGCCGGGAGCAGGAACGACAATCGCTTGAATGTGGTCTGGGCTTTCTTCTTTAACCGTTCCTCCTACAGTTTTATGGATTTCCGCAATCCGCATGGGTGCGGTTCCTAACTTAAAGGTTACCAGCATTTCTAATTCAGGACCAGGTAGAACCAACATAGAGGCCATCACTAATGCAAAAATAAATCCTGCAAAAGTCCGGCACGTTATACCTGTATTAGTTTTTTTCATTAGTTTATCCGCCTAAGCAATAGTTTTCCTGCGCTTAACATTTTATTTTTGACTGAGCCACGCTATCAGTTATATTTCAATGTTGGGCTTGATTTCATCTGCTCGTTCTTTGGTAATTAGCGTCAGGATAATATCCTTATCATCCCCTGCTATTTCCATTCGCACCCGCATACCTTTGTAATTATCGAGGTCGGTAGTTGTAACTTTTACTTGTCCTCCTCTAAGATCAATGAGGTGCGCTAACAGTAAACGGCTCAAGGCCTCGCCTGCTTGCTTTATATCCATTTTATTAAATGCATTTAACATAATAGCAGCCAAAATGCAAGCATCATTGACACCAATAAAAACAAGATAATGAAGACGGCGGCGCGGAAGTCCTGGCGAGTGTCGTCATTTGTCATGCCAGATGACAGATGACCAGTCATTTATCAGCTAAAGGAACTTCCGCAACCACAGGTCGTTTTAGCTTGCGGGTTCTTGATCGCAAAGCCCGATCCCTGCAGGCTGTCTAGGTAGTCCACTTCAGCTCCTTGGAGCAGCGGAGCGCTTTGTGAATCTATAATAACTTTTATCTTTTCCTTCTCGATCACCGTGTCATCCTCGGCCATCTTGGACTCAAACGCCATCCCATATTGGTACCCATGGCACCCGCCTCCACGCACGTAGATACGCAAGCCGACCACGTCTTGTTCTTTCTTCATAAGCTCCACAATTTTTTCTTCCGCCGACGGTGTAATAGTAACCATATTCTTGAGAATCGTGGTACTCTTGTCTGTTAGCTGCACAAAAATCTCCTTGATAGGTTAAAAACTACTGGTTAGTATAGCACACCCGAAACATCTTGTCAAGACAGCCTCCTCACGAAGTCTGGGTTTGTGCCAGCACATCTTTCGCCCGCTCAAGTTCCTGCCTCCACGACGGCCCCTTGTACGGCAAGCCGTGCAACTGGGCTACCATGCACACCCCTTTCAGCCCCTCCACCACCTCCTCGCAGGACAGCTTCTCGACCAGCGCCTCGAGGGCCTCCCGGTGGGCCGCGAGCGCTTGCAACGCGCTGATGACCGAATGACCCCCGATATCCACGTCGGTTGTGCTTTTCATATTACCCCCTTGCATCAGCATCAATAATACCCTCTTGCCTCGACATCAATAACTACATTCGGATTGCTACGATCCAGCTCCTCCTCCAAGAGCCCCCTCTTTGGCAATATCTAAACCACGAATCGCATGTGAGGTATTCGGTGATATCACTACCTTGATCGTTTGATTCGGCTTGATCACAACAGTGATATCGGTCATGAGGGTTTATGTCGAATGCGTCACACCAGGCGTTACAGCTACAGAGCCCTCGAATAAACGTGTCACCGTATTCGAAGTACTAATCATATTGATATCGTAGACATAGCGACCGGGTGTGAGGTTTGCGGTTTGTGTGGCTGGCATAGTCATGACCACTACTCCACCCGCGGCATTCGCAATCTCGATAGTAAAATCTTCTGCTGTTGAGGAATAAAACGATTTCCGCATCTGAGATTCCACGGTATAGCTTACTAAATTGCGGATGGCATTGTTCGCATCTAGCACCGTGATCGAGGTGGTAAATGTCGCGCCCTGCTCAATTGTTAATTCGAGATAGTTCGCCATGATAGTATTTATGAAAGATCATCACTGGATGAATCTTCAGTTTCAGTTTCACTCTCAGGAGATGCCCTGGTACCGCGTGAAAGAAAGAGCGCCCGTTCGGCCTGACGCCTCCGAACTAATCCCGCTAATACTTGTCCACCTGAATTGATATATTTCAAGAACCCATCTGCGGCCTGTTTCCATTCGCTCCGTTTAATTTTTTGCCGAATGATACTTCGCTGTAATGCTCCCAGCCCGACATTAAAAGCAAAAGAAACCAGAGCATCGAACTGAGATTGTGTAAGCATGGACCCGCAAAGACGCTGCACCCCACGTTCATATCCCACCAATTCATGAACCAAGTAAGCATGGATTTCCTCTTGTGTAAATTTACGATTATCAGCGGCGGCCAGGGGATAGGCTTTTCGTTCTTCAATTTTCTGACGTAATTGTTCGGGGTACATGACATGACCATACCCAATTGTCCACAGACCCGCGGGGCAACGATAGGGTCGATCACGATACCCTTCAAAATGCTGAATAAGCTTGATACCTGTCGGTGAAATCTGCATACTCTAATATTTATAACAGATAAAACTACCATAATGCATTGAAAAATCAAGAGAAAATAGCTATTGACAAGGGAAATGGTATTGTGTATACTAGAACCATGATAATGACTAACCACAAGGAGAAACGAGTCATGAAAACTACGCATGTTGTTACCTATCCCGCTCTGTTCGGCACGATTGAACGAAGGTTCGAGACTCATGACCAGGCCGCTGATTGGGTTCGGAGGATCGGGAGAACAAAGACCGCAAAAATTACGATTGTTGAGACTACGTATTGAATGGAGGGCCTAAACATGGAAAAAAAGATACCGATCAATCTAAGAGTGGGGAAGGTGCTAATCGAGGCACTGAGAGACTGTAGAGAAACAATCATCGATGGGACGTTAGCGCAGCAGCGACCAGATGGAGAGCCGACCAAAACAGCAGCGAGGGAATGGCACAGGATTATAAAGGTTATTGACAAAGCGTTAGAGCAAGCTGAAAGCAACTAAAACTAACAAACAAATCAGAGGCATACGATGAACACGAAACACAAACAGGGTATGAGGTTGTGGAATATTGGCGGGAAACTTATTGCAAAGGGTAAAGCGTTAATTGACCAAGGATATGTCAATAAAGGCAGAATGCTCGTGGCTGAAGGTGTGAATATAGAAAACGAAGGTGCGGAATTGATGGCGGCCGCGCGATGACTAACCAAAAGGAGAAAATCATGAACATGAAACAAAATTTAGAGTATGCCGATTTAACCTGCGCGTTTCTGTTTGAGGCGAACCTGACAGACGCCTATCTCTATGGCGCCGATTTGCGTTATGCCAATTTGACCAATTTGGCCGAAGGATTTTGAATATCGGCTGACAAAACGAGCGTAAGGGACACGATCATGAACAATACCGTCACAATCAGAGAGAACACCACGCCACCCGCTCCAAAAAATAATGCTTGACAAGAATATGGCAATAGAGTATCATGGAATCATAATGACTAACCAAAAGGAGGAACGAGTCATGAAAAAGAACAACAACACTGCGGTAATCATCAGAGCGAACGACACGAATGATCCGATGCATGTCATTCAGCTGGAT